CACGATCAGCCGGTAGATCGGGAAGTCGCGCTCGGCGCGGGCGAAGAGCCCGTTGCGAGCGTTGGTCGTGCGGTCCGTCCAGCGAGCGTTCTGCCGAGCGTACTGCACGGCGCGGGTGGCGTGGTACGCCATCGCGGCGGTGATGCCCCGGTCCATGCGAGCGTTGAGCGAGCCCAACTGGTTCAGCAGGGCGCGGTCCTCCCAGGTGAAGCCGCTAGCCATCGCGCTCCTCCTCGAGTCGGGCGATCGTCGCGAGCGCGTCGTCCAGGCGGACCTGGGTGTCGGCGAGCCGAGCGTGCAGCGCGGACATCTCCTCGTCGTACGTCCACCCCGTGGTGATCCGGTTGATCGCTTCGATCTGGTTGGAGATCTGCTTCTGGCGACGAAGGTCCAGCGCAGCCGCCTCCTGGCGGATCTGCTCGATGGTCTTCAGGCGGTCGGTCGGTCGCCGGCGACGAGGCTGCTCCATGGCTTCAGGGTACCTGCTCAGCCGATCTTCGCGACGAGAGCACGCTGCTCCCAGCCGTTGAAGTGGGCGACCTCGAGGACCTCCCACCGGGCACCGGCGTGCTCGAAGCGATCGAACCTGCCGAAGGTGGCGTCGTGGTACCCGATCATCTCGAACTCGGCCTCGCGCTGCACGCCGTCGATGGTGACGGTCGGCAGCGGGACGTTGCCCGGCTCGTTCAACTTCACGGTCTGGGGCGGGCGCGGCTCGCCGTCCTCCCACGAGAAGCCCCCGGCTGCGCGGGGCACCTTCGTCCGGGGGATGAGGGTGACCTCCACCGGAGCCTGCGCGATGAAGGCTCGGGTGAGGCGACGGTTGACGCGGGTGGTGACGTCCATCACATGCGCTCGATCCTGCGGGTCCGGGCCGGGCGGCGCTCTTCAGCCTCGACCCCACCGGGGTCCAGCGACGACGCCATCTCGAGAGCCTGCTTGTACAACTGGCTCAACTTCCGGTCGCTGTTGCCCTCCTTGATGTCGACGAGCCCGGCGTACGTCGCGGCCTTCTCCCGCCAGATCTGGCCCGCCAGGGCGGGCAGGTCCGGCGACGCGTCGATGCGGGCCGAGAGGACCTCGTCCGTGAACGTCTCGGGGGTGGGCTCGTCGATGAGCCGACGGAGTTCTGCGATGACTGCGGGGTCTGCCATGATCGTTCCCTTCGTGAACGAGAAGGAGGCCCGGCCCGTGTGGGGCCGGGCCTCCTACTGAGGTTGAGCGATCAGGACAGGATCGCCACGACGCCCTTGCGAGCCTCGCGGTCCTCCCGGCCCTGCTCGGTCGCCAGCGCAGCGGCCTTGTCCTCGTCGGACGCGGTCGCGGCCCAGGCCTTCACCTCGGACTCGGTCGCGCCGAGGACGTCGAAGTCCTCGCCGCCGCCGATGAGGTCCTCGGCCTCCTGCTGCTGCCGAGCGTTCTCCTCCTCGACGCGTCGAGCCTCCTCCTCGGCCTCCTCCGCCCGGCGGGCGGCTTCGGCAGCCGCAGCCGCCTCGGCCTCCCGCTCGGCCCGGAGACGGGCCTCCTCGTCGTCCTCGACACCGTCCGCGCCGTCGGCAGTGCCGGCGATCGCGATGAGGTTGTCGACGTACTCCCGGGAGTACCGGCTGCGGAGGTAGACGAGGTCCTCGTCGCTCAGCGGCTTGCTGGTGTCGATCTCGCGAGCCATGGGTCAGCCCCCGATCACGCCACAGCGTAGGCAGCCGGGGCGGAGTACGCGGCGGCGGTCGTGATCTGCATCACGAGACCGGCACCACGCTGCCGCACGCCGGTGCCGAAGCCACGGGTGTAGTAGGAGTCGATCAGCGGGTAGTCGTTGTCGCGACCCTTGACCAACTTCAGGCCCCGCAGCGCCGGGTTGGAGTGCTCCCGGAAGCCGATCGGGTTCTGGATGTTGGCCGGACCGCCCGACACGAGGGCGACCACGTAGCGCGGCGGCACGTACTCCTCCTCGATGATCAGGAGCGGGCCGTACGAGCCGACGACGTTCATCCCCCGGAAGGTGGCCGGGGCCTGGCCGGCACCGAGGACCTGGAGGTCCCCGCCGACGGACGCGGGCAGGAGCAGGCCGGGCTGGCCCTGCGCCGGGATGAAGTCGTACCGAGCGCCGTTCGCGAAGCGGAAGCCCCGGATGACGTTCGCCTCGGTCGTGTTGACCAGGGCGAACATCGTGGTGCCGTTCTCCGCGCCGTACCCGTGCGACTTGAAGTCGTCGATGATCTCGTCGAGGTCAGCCGGCACGACCGCGTTCGCACCGGAGGTGCGGAAGTGGGTGTGGGTGCCGTCGAAGGTGTTCGCCTTGTAGGCGGGCGGGGCGGTGCCGTCGCCGTTCCAGAAGGTGTACACCGTGTAGTTCTGACCCTTGATGTTCGCGGTCTTGTTCGTCGGGCGGAAGAGGGTCTCCATCACGCGCTTGAACACGTTCTGGTTGTCCTTCTCCAGCATCGACTGGTGGTGGGCCTCGACCTGCGCGGCGGTCGCCTCGGAGAGGTAGCGCCACGTGTACCGGATGGCCCGGTCGTACCACTTGAACCCGTAGCCGAGGCTCAGGATCTCCTCGGTGACGCGGTCCGACTGCGGCACGCCGTACTCGGTCGCCTCCTCGAAGCCACCGTCGCTGCCGAACTGCGGCACGTCCTCGATCACGTTGGTGACCGTGAAGGTGAGCAGGTCGATGATGCGCTGCCGCTCGGCGTTCTGGAGCGCGACGACCTGCTGGAACTCGTTCCAGATCTCGTTCAGGTCGCGCCCGTCGGCGGTCTGGGTCAGGACGTCGGCCGAGGAGTTGTAGCCCCGCGCCATCATCTCGAACCCGCCGAACTCCGCCTTGCGGAAGGCGAGCAGGCCGTCGACGTCGCCAGCGGCGAGGAAGTCACGGGCGGTCAGGTTGGTACCCATGTCAGGCTCCCGTCCGGTTGACGCGCACGACGAGGCGCTGGGCCTCGACCGTGTGGCCGACCTTGGTCACGGCGGCGACGGTCCCGAGGGTGCCGTCGGCGTCCGAAGCGAAGTAGGTGGTCCCCGCTGCGAGGCCGTCGCAGTCGACGATCTCACCCGAGGTCATGGTGTCGACGACGTCACCCGCGTTGAACGGGTGGTCGATGACGAGGACGCCCGCGACGCCGGAGTTGGCGGCACCCGGGACGAGTCGGCCGTCGGCGTTGAGCCCCACGGCGGTCGGGACGCCGACACGGTCGGCACCCCAGTCGGCAGCGAGCGGGGCGCGGAAGCCACCGGTCTTGCCGTCGTACTTGTCGTATCGAGCCACGACAGGATCCTTTCAGGACGGGGGTTCGCCGGCGACCGGAAGGTCAGCGGCGGAGAGCAGGGTACTTCGCGAGCAGCGCGTCGCGGTTCGCAGTCGACTTCGAACGCTTCTTCTTGGTCGGCTGGGCGGTGGTGCGTCGACGCGGGGCGGGCTTCTCGTCGTCGTCGTCCTCGTCGTCCGTGCTCGCCGTGGCGAGCAGGTACGGGTCGGACTCGGCGAGCGCGTCCAGCGCCTCCTCGAGACCCTCGACGCTGCCGTCGTCAGCGATGTCGATCTCGCTGCGGTCCAGCAACTTGAGAGCCGTCGCGGGGTTCTTCCAGGTGTGCTTCGTGTTGCGGAGGAAGGCGTTCTCGATGCGGAGGTCGTCGTTGACGCTGAGCAGCGCCTCACGGTCCTTCTCGAGTTCCGCGACCTGCTCGGACCCGGCGTCGTCACCGTCGCCGTCGTCGTCGCTGCCGGTCTTCTTCCCCTTCGACAGACCCTGGATCTGCTTCTCGAGATCCTTGATCCGACGGTCCTGCTCCCGAGCCTTCAGGCGGCGACGCTTGTTCTCCGCCTTGAGGTCCTCGATCTCCTTCTGCTTGGGGTCGTCGTCGTCGTCGCCGTCGTCGTCCCCGTCGTCGTCGCCGTCGTCGTCCGCGTCGTCGTCACCGTCGTCGCTGCCGTCGTCGTCGCCGTCGTCCTCACCGAGCATCGTGGTCGACCCGAAGATCGAACGCTTGATGCCGATGAGCGCCTCGATGTCGCCTGCCGCAAGGGCCTCCTGCTCAGGAGTGGCGAGGTTGAGGTTCACACCGCGCAGTGCGGCGTCAGTGATGCTCTTGGTTCCCATGCTACTGTGCCTCCCGGCCTCAGAGTCGTTGTCGCTTGGGTCCCAGCATACCTCATCTAGCGATGAACGAGCCGGTCCGCATCATCGACTCCACGAAGGAGTCGTAGTCTCCCGCCATGAACTGGTCCACGAACGTCTCCTGATCGACCGTCTCCGGGGTGGTGTAGCACAGGCAGTTCGGGTGGGGCTTGCCGGGGACGTTCTCGGGCCGGTACACGCCCGGCTGCCCGTTCTTCTCGTGGACCTCGTCGGCGTACTCGTTGCACTCGTCCGGCTTGGGGTGGCTGCCGGAGAGGTTCCACTTCAGCCCGGTGGTCCACGGGGTCTCGATCCCGGAGAGGACCTGCTGCGCGTGGAAGGCGTTGTTGAGTTCGGTCCGGCCGAGCCGGAGCGCGGCGTACCGGACCCCGCCCCGCACGTCGGGCCGGATGTACTGCCGGACGTCGCGGGCCAACTCGGCTGCGCTCGCGCCCCTCGTCAGCGCCGAGTTGACGATCTCGTCGATCGTGCCGTTGGCCAACTCGGTGTTGCGGTAGACGGACTCAGCGAGGGGGATCTGCGACAGCCCGACTCGCGCCTCGACGGTCTGGGCTCCGGCTGCGGCAGTGGAGCGGGCGGACCGTAGGAGGTAGTCGACGTCGTCGGCCGGGAGAACGGCTCTGAGCGACGACAGCGGGTACATCGCCTCCACGGCTGCGGCGGCTGCGTCGGCCCGGCCCGCCTCGATGGTCTCGCCGAGCGCCCGCCACAGCCCCGCCATCTCGCGGTGGATCGCGGCCTGGGCCATCGCGATCTGCTCGCGACGGACCTGCGCGCCGAGTCCGGTGCGGGCCGTGAGCCGCCGGAGTTCCGCCGTCATCCGGGTGTCGGCTGCCCGCAGGATCGCCAGCATCTCGCGCTCGCGGTCCCGCTGCACCCGCAGGTACGAGATGAGCGGTCGCCGGTCTGCGCCGGGCCGGGTCCTGGTGTCAGCCACGGGCTCAGGATACGCCGGAGGCCCGGCCCCCACCGGGGACCGGGCCTCTCAGGAGCAGCGGCTCAGAGGTACGAGTCGTCCTCGTCGGCAGCCTCGGCCTCGGTGAAGAGGTCGCCGTACTGCTCGAGCGAGCCGTACGCCGCGCCGTAGGCGTTGTTCGTCTGGTAGAGGACGACCTCCGCGTCCTCGCCGTACTGCTCGATCGCGGCCTCGATCTGCGAGGCGAGGTCGGCGAGGGTGATGCGGGCGTGGACCTGGTCGGCGGCGTAGCCGAGGTTCGACTCGACGTTCATCTTGATGACCTTGGCGTCCATGGCGGACCTCCTGTTTCCGGGGTCCCCTGTGGACCCGATGCAAGAACGATAACCTACGGGAGCGATCAGGCAAAGTCCTGAGCGATCACTTCTTCTCCGGCGTCTCCGCAAGCGGGCATCCCTCCTCGCAGTAGGTCCACGTGCAGCCGGGCAGGTGCTCCAGGCAGGGGACGTGGCCGGGCTGGTGGCAGTCCGGGTGGTCGCCGCACGCCATCACTTCACCTCCACGGTCTCGTCGTTGATCGCCACGATGGCGGTGTACGGGACGAACAGGTACGACCGCTGGTCGCCCCAGCGGACGGTGATCTCGGCAGCGGTGACGCCCGGCTCGAGCACCACCTTGCGGCGGGAGACGATGCCGGTGATCCGGCTGCCGTCCTCGGTCTGGGCGGTGATCGTGTTGCCGACGCCGAGGTACAGGTCGGAGGCCTTCAGGTGCTGCATGGCGGTGCTCCTTCGGTGGTAGGGGGCGGGGGCCGGGTGGCCCCCGCCAGGGGTGCTGCGGGGTCAGCCCAGGGTCTTGAGGACCAGGGAGACCATGTCGTTGCGGACGTAGGCGACCTCCTCGCCGTCAACGAAGACGTACGTCCACTTGCGGCCGACGCGGGTCGTGACCTTGCCGGGGGCGGCGATCTCGTCGGCGACTGCGGTGAAGTCCTCCTCGGTGACCTCCTCGCCGGCGACCTCGGCGGGGAAGGCCGGGACGGCGTCGGCGCAGGGGAGCCAGTTGATCTCGTAGGCGTTGACGCACTGCTCGGCGTCCTCGTCGCAGCCGTCGTGCTCGCACTCGGCGATGAAGTCGGCGTTGTAGTCGAGCCAGGCGTCGTGCTTGGTCAGCACGTCCATGAACATGTCGGCCTGCTCCGGGTCGGAGAACTTCGCCTTGCCTCGCTTGAGGTCCGCGCAGCCGTGGGCGTGGCCCTGGACGGAGCCGTCCTTCATGTTCATGGTGACGACCTGGTAGTGGACCCCGTCGTACTTCTGCGCGATCATCTGTCTTCTCCTGGTTCCCAGGTCCCCTGTGGACCCGATGTAGAACATCCTAACCTACGAAACAGCGATCAGCAAACTCCCAGCGATCACAAAGATCGCCCGGCCCCCCGAAGGGCCGGGCGATCACAGGGAGGGTCCCTCAACGGCTCTGGATCGCAGCCACCACGGTGCCGACCTGGTCGTTGCGGACGTAGGCGACCTCCTTGCCGTCGAGGAACACGTACGTCCACTTGCGGCCGACGCGGGTCTGCGCGGTGAACGCATCGACCACGGTGCGGACCTGGTCGTTGCGGACGTACCCGATCTCGGTGCCGTTGATGTACACGTACGTCCACTTGGGGCCGACGCGGGTCGTGACCTCCATGCGGTTGCGGGGCTGCTGCTGCCGGGTGGCGCGGGGCTTCCGGGCGGTGTGCGGCTGCCGGTCCTT